GAATCACTAAAAACGGCACTAGGAAACGTGTGTAACAAGGAATCGTGTTGGCTGCGACAATTGTTTAACGAAGGCGCCTCTGCAACAAAAGATTTATTCAATTACTTTGCACCTGAAAGTCCGAAAACATGGAATAAAAATCCAAACGAGTGGTTGTCCAGTGTTGATATTACAAAAGTTATGAAACAATACGAGGATGCATTCCCTTTTTTTGAATTTATTGGTCCATCGCCCATTGATTTTGACAAAACTCCAAAGGGTGAGCCATCATGCGTATACGATGAATTATGCAATTTTGACATAAAAACTTACTTGAATCCAGCCAACAATAAAAGTAAAATTGGAATCATCTTTAATACCGACCCTCACTATTTATCCGGCTCGCACTGGATATCCCTCTTCATCAACATTAAACAACAATTCATTTTCTTCTTCGACAGCACCGGCGACCCGCCGTCCAAAGAAATAAATAAATTCGCCAAGAAAATAATGAAACAAGGAAAAGAAATTGGAATAAACTTTAAATACATTGTAAATGATAAACAACACCAAAAAAGCAACACGGAATGCGGAATTTATTCGCTTTTTATGATTTCCAATCTTTTGAAAGAAACTAAAACGCCAAACGATTTCTTGACAAACATGTTTACAGACAAAGAAATGACACAATTTCGTAAAATTTTCTTCAATAATGAATCATTATAAATTTACATCAGGATTCAACTATTATATTTTTATACACAAATAACATATAAAAATATGAATACTTATTTATTCTTGAAAAACAAACCTATTAAAATACTTGGAAGAATAAAAAGAAATATATGACATTCCAATTAGTAGTGGTAAGATTTCAACATTTTGATTCAATATATTTTGAATAATAAATGAAGCAGAAATAGGATATCCAAAAAATGCACTGAATATAGACGTCATTCCAATTATCAACGTTTGCAATAAAGGAAGGTCTGTAATTTTGTTGTATAAAAATCCAATATAACTACCAATTGATATCGATGGTATTATGAGACCACCTGAACATCCTGATATAAATGTTAAAAATATGTTAATAATGTGTCCTATTATATTTTCATAACCGTATACATGTTGTTTACCAAACATGTTGTTTATATGTTGTTTACCATTATGAGTTGAAACGACTCCCGTTGTATTTATAATAATAGCTACACACAATCCAAGTAGTAGTGGTATTACATTAAACATAATAGTGTTATTAAGAACAAGGTTTTTCACTTCAAAATACATCTTGTATGTACCTTTAAAAAATACAGATGAAAATACACCACATATTACTGCCAACAAACTATATTTTAAAATACTACTTACGTTTAGTTCATATTTTTGTGGTGTTGCAGAAGGGAATATTTTATCATCATCCATAAAAATCATAGCAACACCGATTGCTATGCATGCATACAATATATTTGTAAGCGTCTTCTGTGAATGTCCTAGTATTGATTTTTCTATCGCTAAAATAAACGAAGAAATCGGTGTTTTAAATGCAAATGTAAATCCAAAAATATATCCCATGTAAAGTAAATTTTCGATATTAATTTGTTTAATAATATTTTTAAAAAAATCACTTGCAAATAATAGAAAAATCATTGATATATTTACAATAATTGCTTCCGGACCAAGTGCGCCGCCTGCATATACTGCAAGCAAACTACTTATTACAAGTGCTATAAGAGATGTGAAAGGAACAACTTTCTTAAAAAAATCCGGTTTATCAAGGTTATAAAATAATGATTTTATATATGACATTAATGGTCCATTTGCATTCTTAAAAAGAAATGACTTGGACGCTAGCCAAAAAAATATAGGTGTAATAAAATAAAATATTTTTGGGTTTGTCTCGGCAGTTGATAATACATCTAGTGATAAACTGTTATTTATTTTCTCATATATCTTACATATGTATCCTATTACATACAATATTACTATTATAAATAATACACTTTTAATATGTGTAGTAAGCATAGTTAATATTATTTTGATATAATATTAATATATAATATTTTATAATTTTATAATATCAAAATAATATAACACTATGCATATTCGAAAATCCATAAAATATAATCGCACATCGCTTCCTGCGCGTTACATTCCAAAACAGCTGTCAAGCAAGGACAAAAAGCGCCAACTTGGAATGCTTATGAAATCACGGAAATTATACAAGAGCAACAAATACTACACGCGGAAAAATGTTTCATCTTTCAAAAGTAAAAAATCATCTCATATAGAAAATGCCAAACGAATTTACAACATTGATAACGTTACTCCAAGCAATGAACTAGCACGTAAAACCGGATGTTCTTTGGGCGCACTGAAAAAAATCGTGCGTAAAGGTGAAGGTGCATACTATTCCTCCGGTTCACGACCCAACCAAACACCACAGTCTTGGGGTTTAGCTCGTTTGGCAAGCTCCATTACCGGCGGAAATGCATCCGTCGTTGATTACGACATTTTAAAAAATGGATGCAGTCACACTAAAAAGGCATTCTTGCTAGCAAATAAAAAAAGTAAAAGCAAATAATGATGAAAATAAATATTTTATGTTCTAATCGATGCCAAAGATATTATAAATCGTCTCATTTTCCTTCTATATTCATAATAATCGGGGTCATCCGTGTCTGTTACACTCTCCAACCGTTTCAAACACTCGTAAAAATGTTTGCAACTCTCAACCGTAATTGAACTTGCTCCCTTGTCATATACTGCATTCATTTCATTTCGACACTCTTGATGGTACTGTGTGTAATAATAGTCGTATGACGACAAAGTCATATAATTCAACACGTTGCACATCACGCCAATAATGTCAACTCTCAGCTTTGTTAACCTGGCATCCTCACAATCCATTTCGAATGTTTCCACTGATTTAACACCGTTATTATCCATTTTACAATAAGTATTTGAATATATTTAATATAAATAATAATTTAAATTCTAAATCATTATTTCAATTTTATAATTTATTTCTTTTTTTATCAGAGAGTCCACAACACAATTACCTGTGACTGCCGCCACGACCGCGAGTGCGAGGCGCATCATCACCACCGCGCGACCTGAATGATGAGGGTGCGGCAGGAGCTGCAGCAGATGACACCGTCCTCCTCAAAACCGGCACATATGCGTCACCATCACTCTCCTCTTCATCGTCACCGCGACCACCCTGCTGTTGAGACGAAGACGACTGGCGCGCGTCATTGCGCGTCTCACACATCAACTTGCCGCCAAACATGCCCGTCACATTCGTCGCCTGACACGAATGCTGACCGTTTGCAACATTCGACACATCAAACTCCACGTACTCACCTTGCACCAAAAACCTGTATTGCTCCTCTTGAACTTTGACATTTGAATGATGCACGAAAACCTCGCTTCCAACCTTTAGTTCGCCACTTCCACCACCGCGAACTACGGTCAAAAATCCAAAACCAGTCTTCATATTAAACCACTTTACACATCCCGCCATCTTTTGTCCACTCACTGCTGTTGCCATTGTATGCTTGTTGAATTGCTTAATTGCCTTTCTTAACATTATTAGCGATACATCTTTAAGTATCTTTGAATATATAATTTATTTTACCCATTCAATCTATCTACAACCAAATAGCATTCAAATTATTTATCTATTATAAATAGTGTAGTGTAGATTCCGATTTTTTTAAAGTACCAAATGCAGCGTCGACTCCTTCTGTATATTATAATCTTCCAACGTTCGCTCATCTTCCAGCTGTTTGCCAGCAAAAATTAATCGCTGTTGGTCGGGCGGAATACCCTCCTTGTCTTGAATTTTTGCTTTCAATGAACCTATCGTATCATTCGACTCTATTTCAAGTGTAATTGTTTTTCCAGTGAGTGTTTTTACAAAAATCTGCATCGTTGTATTATGTATTATTATATAGTTATTTATAAACGTCTCTCTAAATATTTTTCATAAACAATATTAATCAATCCGCTTCAAGTTGGAATTTACAATCTGTATCTGGACAATTTTTAGATTCTGAATAACTTAAACCCAACACGCTAGCCCATTCTTTTGCTCGGTTTTCCCATGAACACGACATTGAGTATTTCTTTCCATTAGTTCTCAAATTCGCCTTTCTCTCCTCACTCAAGTTCACAATGCTCTGAATCTCATTGCCTGGATTTACTTGAATTCCATATTCTCCAATCGTATCAACAAGACCGGCCAGCGGATAGTATAAACACACAACTTCGTGCATTAACATTTCAAGCGCAGTAATGCAACTTGTTTCACAAAACGTACACGTATATAACCAATATTCTGCTTTTGATATTAAATCGTACAACTGTTCATTATTTAATTGTCCATGATGTTTAATGCTATCACTATGATGATTTATAATTGACGCTATTTCCAAATCCAAATTACCGCGTTGTTTATTCGGGAATTCTTCATAAGATGAAATGTCCAACGTTGCATCCGGCATAACTTCAAGTATTTTATCCCATAACTTCAACAGTACATCCAATCCTCTATAACTGCAAGATGTCCATACAAATTTATTTTTCACTTTAATTATTTTATTATGTGACAATGATAATTCTGAAACCGGTACACCATTATTTATTATTGAAATCTTAATTTTATCTGTTTTATCTTGTAAATTTAGAGTCATATCCATTTTATATTTATGCCACGGTGTTAAATATATTATTCCATTGATGTAATTAATATTATCATTGATTATACGAGTTGCCGAAATGTCAGATTGACAAAGATTATTTATAAACTCGGTGTCATGCGCAGATAAATATAACTGATAACATTTAAAATTGGGAAATAATAAAAAAAATGATACGTATCGAGAGACAATAATTGTATGAAATTTTTCAACATCTAACAATGCTTGCAACTTGAAACGATTCACATATTTTACGTTTCCCACTACTTCATCTTCTACATCACCACTTACTATTATCTCATATTCTTTTGGTAAATTCCTGGATAAATAAGCAACCGCCTTATGACTTCCTCCAACATTGTTATTTATGGAAATAGATGAATCATTCCATAAAACATTCGAGAACCCTGTATAAATTAATATTTTTTTACTGGTTGAACACTCTTCATTAATGGCTTGCCATTTCGTTTTGACAACAATGCCATATTTTTTGTATTTATGTATAATGTTATGTTTGCTAATCGCATAATTATTAAAAACAAGAAAGTCAATATATTCTTGAAATAATGAATAAAATGCCGTTTTATCCTCATCTTTAACGTGTTCAGTAAAAAATTGTAAATTATATATCAGGTTGCCTATAAACCATTCATCAAATATTTTGCATTTCTTCGTAAAAATAATTCTATACATGTGTATCCCAGTTTCATAATCACGCATTTTTTCACAAACAATGACAACATAATAAGGTAAATAAAATTCTGATATACTTACATCTAAAAATAATTTATTATTCCATCCATATTTCAAATAAGAGTTTTTATAAAAATCACGCAACACGCCATAATATCCATGAGCAACATTATATAATCCCAAACCAGAATAATATTTTATAAGCTCGTAATAACACTCTGCTCTCTCTCTGTCGTACTCTGCAGACTTTACAAGATAAAAAAATCCTGCCTCTTTATTACCTATTTTGTCATAACAGATATAAAGTTTCAAACAAGACACATATTTCTCCTGGGACCAGCCACAATTTTCAAGTGTCTTTTTATACCATGTAATAGCGTCTTCATATTTATCGCAATCATAATAACTATTTGCACAATAAAACCCATACCTGTTATATATTTCATCTTTTGCTTCAACTGCATTATTATACGCCTTCTCTATTATAATCGCATCTTTCAACTTCTTGTCACTGTCAAGTTGGTGTTTTGAAATCATATTTATTACAAACTTTATTTTATTATTTTTCAGTTTTTAAGTAATAATAATTTGTCATTATTACTTATTTATTTTTTTTAAAATGTTGATATATAATATAATATACATGAGTCTTAAAGAACCTCTACTTAGTGGCGATAGTCCACTAGAGCAGCAACCACAACAAGTGCAAAAGAAAGTCTCCCCGTTTGATGACATTACAGCGAGAATTGAGATGATAGACCCCAATGAAATGCCACATAGTCATATGATTGGATTATTATTTGGAACATTCACTAGAATAGCTCTCGCAC